TCACAGTCAGGTTCTGCAAATGAAGTAGACCGTGATCTACTTGCATAAATAACTTTAGGGGCTGCTTAGGTGGCCCCTTTAGCTTATCTAAAGGAAACATAATGGCACTTACTTTCTTGACTTTAACTAATGACGTTATCACACGTATGAATGAAGTAGTGCTTACTTCTAGTAATTTTACTGGTGCTAGGGGTATTCAGATACAATGTCAAAATGCAGTAAATGATGCTATTAGATATGTTAATCAAAGAGAGTTTGGTTATTCTTTTAATCACTCCTCTAACAGTTCTACACTAACTCCAGGTGTAGCTAGGTATGCTGTACCGACAGATACAAAGTCTTTAGACTACAGCACTGCTAGAATTAAAAAGAGTACAACCCTTAGTGTAAGTGGTAGTAACCTTACTAATTTAAATTACTATGAGTATATAGATAATGATTATGCTAATGAAGAAGATGACATAGCAACTACAACACTTAACGGTTCTCACTCTACTTCTGTAACAACTCTCACACTTACATCTACAACAGGATTTGACTCTTCTGGTAAAGTTTTTATTGGTGGTGAAGAGGTTACGTACACAGCCATCTCAGGTAATGATATTACAGGATGTACCAGAGGTGCTAATAGCACTACTGCTGAAACACATTCTAGTGGAGTTACAGTAACACAGTTTGAGGGTGGAGGAGTACCAAGACAGATTATACGTACCCCAGATAATAATTATCTTCTCTATCCTTATCCAGATAAACAATACACATTAGAGTTTGACTACTACACATTTCCATCAGACCTGTCTGCACATGGAGATACTACTTCTATACCAGATAGGTTTAGACCTGTAATTGTAGATGGTGCTACATCCTATGTTTATATGTATCGTGGAGAACAAAATCATTATCAATTAAACTTTGAAAGGTTTGAGCAGGGAATTAAAAATATGCAAAGTCTACTTATTAACAAGTTTGACTATGTTAGATCACCTGTAATAGTTAGACCAGGATCATCTATGAACTTTACCTCTGGAGTTGTTACTTAATGCCAGATAGTTCTCAAGTACAACCAGCAGCATTTAACTGTGAAGGTGGGCTAGTTTTAAACAGGTCCACTTTTCTTATGCAAGCAGGAGAAGCTTTAGAGTTAGAAAACTTTGAGCCTGACATTGAGGGTGGCTACAGGAGAATAAACGGTCATCGTAAATATGTTAATCATATAGTACCTCAGACAAGTGTTTCTTCTGAAAAGATACTCATGGTTGCTAACTTTGCAAACAAAATATTAGCAGCTAGAGGTGAAAAGATATTTAGCTCTGCTTCTACTGAGCTTGCATCTAAGATAGCTTCAGCTACAGGTATGACAGGTTCTGGTACTATTACAGTAGATAGTACTACAGGCTTTTCTTCTAGTGGTACACTACAAATTAATGATGAAATATTTACTTACACAGGAATTACTGCTAGTGCCTTTACAGGTGTAACAAGAGCTACCTCTAGCACTACTGCTGCATTACATGCTGTTGATGATGTAGTATCTGAGGCTTGGACAGAAAGAGATGCAAGTAGAACTAATGCTAGTAAGTATAAGTTTGAAAGATTTAACTTTGATGGCAATGATAAAATAATTGTTGTTGATGGTGTTAATGCACCAACAGTCTTTAATACTTCTATTGCAGCAACAGATGTAAGTACTAGTAGTGTTGCAGGTTCTAAGTTTGTAGCTGCGTATAGAAACCATATGTTTTATGCAGGTAAATCTACTACATCTGCAGAGTTAGTATTTAGTGAGCCTTTTGATGAAGATGGTTTTGATTCATCAGATGGTGCAGGTAGTATTAAAGTAGATGATACTATTGTAGGACTTAAGGTTTTTCGTGACAGTTTATTTATATTTTGTGCAAACAGAATATTTAAACTTACAGGTACTTCACTAGCTAACTTCTCAATAGAACCAGTTACAAGAAACATTGGTTGTGTTAATGGGGATACGATACAGGAATTTGCAGGTGACTTAATCTTTCTTGGTCCTGATGGATTAAGAACTGTTGCTGCTACTGCAAGGATTGGTGATACAGAACTTGGTACAATTACTAGGAATGTACAATCTATTTTTGATGAAAACATTAGAGATGCTACCTTATTTGAAAGTGTAGTTATAGCAGACAAGACACAGTATAGAATATTTTTTACAAAAGATGGACAAGGCGATAATATAACAAGAGGTATTGCTTGTGTTAGAAGAGCAGATAATTTTGAGTTTTCAGAAATAAGAGGGATAAAACCATCAGCTACAGATACTTTAGTTATTGAAGGTAATGTAGTTGTATTACATGGTGATTTTTCGGGGTATATACACAGACAAGAATCTGGTAATACTTTTGATGGTGTGGCTATCTTAGCTAGATACAGAAGCCCTGATTTAAGTTTTGGTGACACTGGTATTAGAAAACATATGCAAAGAGTTATTATTAACTATAAACCTGAATCAGCTATTGACGCAGATTTATTAATACGTTATGATAACGAAGCATCTGATTCAGTAAGACCAGCAGCATATCCTTTAGACTCATCTAAAGTTGCAGCACAATTTGGAACTGCAGTATTTAGTACAGTTAGTTCTGCTGCACAGTTTGTTTTTGGTGGTCCTTCACAACCTCTTGTAAGACAGGCAGTAGAAGGATCAGGATTTTCTGTTGCATTAAGAATAAATGACGGTGGTGAAACTGCACCATACTCACTTAAAGGGTTTCAGTTAGAATATCAAGTAGGAGCAAGACGTTAAATGGGTGCTACATACACAAGACAATCATCTTTTACAGACGGAGACGTTATTACGTCTGATCTGTTTAATAACGAATATGATCAACTTTTAGCTGCTTTTGCTTCTAGCTCTGGTCACACACATGACGGTACTGCTGCAGAAGGTGGTCCTATTACAAAGCTATTAGGTACATCTATTACGATAGGTGATGCTACTGCAGGTACAGACATTACAGTAACCTTTGATGGTGAGAGTAATGATGGTGTACTAAAATGGATGGAAGATGAGGACTACTTTGAGTTCTCTGATGATTTACTTATTGCTTCTACAGAAAAGATACAGTTTCGTGACACTGCTATTTATATTCAGTCTAGTGCTGATGGTCAACTTGATCTTGTAGCAGATACAGAAATACAAATTGCTGCTACAACTATTGATATAAATGGTCTTGTAGATATATCAGGTAATCTATCTGTAGGTGGTAACTTAGATGTTACAGGAACAATAGACTTTAGTGACAGTAATATTACTAATGCTGGTTCAATAGGACTAGATAGTATCTTTGGAGATGCAGACAGTAACACAAGTATTACATTTAGTGGCTCTGATGTTATTACAGTTGCAACAGGTGGTAGTACTGCCTTTACAGTTAATGCAGATCAGTCTGTAACTTTCTCTGGTAATGTAATAATTGGTAGTGCAAACATAGCAGAAGCAGAACTAGAGATACTTGATGGTGCAACTGTAACCACTACAGAACTAAACATTATAGATGGTGATACTTCTGCTTCTGCAACTACAGTAGTAGATGCAGACCGTGTTGTGTTTAATGATGCAGGTACAATGAAACAAGTAGCAGTAACAGACCTTGCTGCATATTTTGACGATGAAATAACTGCAATGCCTAACCTAGTTACTACTGCAGCTACGACAGTAGGAGCACTTAACTCAGGTAGTATTACATCAGGCTTTGGTACTATTGATACTGGTTCTAGTGCTATTACTACTACTGGACTTATCTCTGGTGGTTCTCTTGATATTGATGATGTAGTAATTAATGGTTCTACTATAGGACACACAGATGATACTGATCTTATAACTGTTGCTAGTGGTATTGCCACAGTTGCAGGTGAACTATCTGTAACCACCTTAGACATTGGTGGTACTAATGTTACTTCTACAGCAGCAGAATTAAATGCATTAGATGGTATTACTGCAGTAGTAGGTGAGTTAAATGCACTAGACTTAGGTGCTACTGCAGTAGGCACTGCTATTGCTTCTAAGGCTATGGTACTTGACTCAAACAAAGACTACACAGGTGTACGTAACTTTACACTAAGTGGTGAGCTTGATGCAGGTTCTTTAGATATTAGTGGTGATGCAGACATAGATGGTACATTAGAGACTGATGCACTTAGTATAAATGGTACGACTGTTACATCTACAGCAGCAGAGTTAAACATTGTTGATGGTGGTACTTCAGCTACTGCTACTACTGTAGCTGATGCTGACAGAGTAGTAATGAATGACAATGGCACTATGGTACAAGTTGCTGTTACTGACTTGGCTGCTTACTTTGATGACGAGATTACAGCTATGCCTAATCTTGTTACTACTGCCGCAACAAGTGTTGGTGCTTTAAATAGTGGTAGCATTACAAGTGGCTTTGGCACAATAGACACAGGCTCAAGCAACATAACTACCACAGGTGTAGGTGCTTTTGGATCACTAGATATTAGTGGTGACATAGACGTAGACGGTACAACCAACCTTGATGCAGTGGATGTAGATGGTGCAGTAAACTTTGCTGCTGATGTGACCTTCGCAGACGGTGCAGAT